CTTGTCCGGCCACACCCAGACGTGTTTATCGGCCAGGGGAGTGAGATCCGTCTTCTTGATCGGTGTACTAGCGCCGCCCATCAGGGTGGTCGCACACGCGCCTTGGTCAATGAGCGCCTGGGCGCATTTCTCACCCTCGACCAGAATGACCTGATCGCTCTGAGCAATCCCCGGCAGGTTATACAAGGGGCGAACGGCTGGCATTCCAGGTTCCCGGCGACTCACATCCCACGGCTGGAAGGTTTTTCCTGTCGGGGGATCGTAGCGGTACATACACGCCAATAACCGGCCATCGGTTGACCAATAATCCCACTTGGCGGTATGAGGACCTTTGTCGTCGTTCGCGGCTCGTCTCGCTTTGCTGACCACTGGTACGGAGAGACCGAGTTCGAAGCTATCACTACCCAACCAGCGCTCGGCGGCGATCAATACCTGACGGAATTCACGCCGGATATCCAGCCCCTCACGCTGGGCAATAAAATCGAACACATCGCCGCTCTCGCCGGTGGCATGGTCATAGCCCACGCCGGCCTTGTCGCCCTCCAGTTCGATTTCCATGCTGTCCCCAGGATCGCCCTGGAGATTGCCGATATGAAATTTACGCCCTTGGCAGGTGCCATTGGGAAAGACCCAGGAAAGCAGAGGTTTGAGGTTTTCCAGGAGACGACGGCGTATGTCATCCTTGTGGGCGCTGAGATCGACGGTATCCCAGTTTGTCTGCAGTGGCGCATCGTTGTAATTCAACATGACGCTGTCCTCACGCGTCGTTTAGCACTAGCAACTTTGCCTAGTCGTGCATTTTTGCGGCCCACCGGGCAGAGATGCTGACGGGTGCATAGCGAGCAAGCCGAGGGGACCATGGCTTCGGTCACTAAGGGTTGGATGGATCGTTTCATGCGCCCACCCCCCAGCAGCGGTCCTGCCAACTACAGAACCGGCACTCGACATGCGTGGCCTCGGTAAACCCACGGGGAAGCAGCTCGCCGGCCTCCGTGGCACTGATGATGTTCAGCGCCCGGTCAGATAACCGTTGTGCCAGGGCACCATCAAACGGCACCCACTCGGCGTAGATGGCCATGTTGTCGGCATTGATGGCGGTGAACAGTGCCGGATGCTCGTGCAACTGCAGATAGGCTTGGTAGATGGCGAGCTGTGCCGCATAGACGGGCTTCGAGACGGCCAGACCATGCTTCTCGAGATCCCGCCAGGACTTGCTATTCAGGCACTTGTTTTCCCAAAGACAGGGATAGGCATAGCCTTCAGGCCCCGCGACAATGACGCCGTCGACATGGCCCTGCAGTTTTCCGTCCAGCAGGGAAAAACCGAATTGACCGCCATCGGCTTTCTCGGTGCGGAGGTCAAAACCGGCCAGGCGCAGCCAGTCGATCATGCAGTCTTCCATGACGTGCCCGCGGCGAAATACCCGCAGCAGTTGGCCAGGGAATTCCCGACCGGGATCCACGCGAGCTTGCGCATACTCGTATTGCAGGGCACGTTGGCAGGCGACGCCCAATCGCGAGGCACCAAGATACTGGCGCTTCGGCGTCTGCTGCTCTGCGGTTTGCAGGGCCTGATCGATCAGGGCGATGAAACGCTCCTGAGCGTTGAGTTGATGATTAAAATTCAGCATCAGAGCGGTACTCCTCCAGTCAGGGGCGACCGGGAACGCTGTTCGAGACGCTGCAGCCGTTCCGCGTCCCGAGTTGCCTCGCGTTCAGCGGCCTCGACCAAATGGTCCTGGTAGGCATCGATCACCACTTCCACCAGCGTCAGGATTTCGTCACGGGTGTAGTCGGCCAGGGGACGTTGCAGACCAAACTGGGCGACGTAGTCACCCAAAGGGCGCAAGGCCGCCCCCATAGCCGCTTTTTCGGTTTCAGTGGCATCGATCATGGGATGCTCCTCGCCTCGATCGATCCCTTCGGCTTGCGCTTGCTGGATTTTTTGGTGAATGACTTGGCACCGTCGGGAACAGAAACGACGGACCGTTGGCGGTTTGCCTGGCCTTGGTTTAGAGTTTTGCCAGAGAAAACCTCGGGCTTGGCGACAGCAGATGGCACAGGGCACGATTTTGGCTTCCGGGGTTTGGTTTTACCGACCAGAATGTCAGGATGCTGGCAGCGGCCGGCATCCACCATGCGTTGCTGGTATTCCAGCGTGCAGTCGACACAGGGCCAGTCGATTTGCTTAGTGGTCCGACGAGCCAACCTCTGCCATTCCTGGTGTTCAGCGAGGGAGTTGAAACAGAGCGGAAAACTCATGCCGGCACCGCCTGCCGCTGAGCGGCCGCGTGCTTTTGCTTGAGCCATTTGTTCTTCTTGCGGGCACCGTCAATGTCCCAGCGGTTGAACAGCACCTTGATGGCTTCTGGCGGAAATCCGCACGCAGCCAACTTATTCTTGATGAGTGGCAACGTCGCTTGTTCCAAGAACAGCGGTGTGATGCCATGACGAATGGCCGCGCGGGCCAGAAGATCTTCGGTCATGATGAGCTCCGGTTAGATGAAACAGGAATCCACGGCAGGCGAAAGCCTTTTCCGTGTTACCGGTTACTTACCGGGAGCGATGACAAAGTGTCGGCGGACTTGGCGAAATATTGGATCTGCGACGTTGGCGCGCTTTTGAGCAAGCGCTAAACTCCCGCTACGGTCACGTTCATCCTTGACCCACCATCTAATTACAAATCATGACCTCACCTATGGACTTTTTGAGCGGGCGCATCACCCTCAATCCCGATGTCTGTAATGGGCAGCCCACCATTCGCGGCATGCGTATTACGGTGCAGTCGATCTTGGAATACCTTAGCGCTGGAGACAGTGAGTCCGACATTCTTAATGAGTTTCCAGCTTTGGACGCTGAGGACATTCGGGCATGCCTCCAGTTTGCGAGTCATTTAATGGACCAACATTACGATCTGTTGAAAGTCGCCTAGTGGCTCGGTATCTGATCGACGCCAACCTTCCGCGTCGACTGACGATTTGGCATACCCCTGATTTTGAGTGGGTTTCTGATCACGACGATCGATGGTCGGACTCCCAAGTTTGGGATCACGCGCGACTGAATGATCTAATTATCGTGACCAAAGATGCGGACTTCTCAAACCGTGTCATGCTTTCTGCTCCGCCGCCTCGCGTGGTTCATTTAAGGCTCGGAAATCAGCGGATAGGCGATCTACGCGACTTTCTAATGCGAAATTGGCCCGCCATCGCCGAAGCCGCTGAAGAACATAAACTGACGATAGTCACACCAAACAGAATGAGCGGCATACGTTGATCTCTTGGGGCCCGCTCATAGCCCTACCGCCCGTCGAATACCGGATTTATTAAACCCAAACGAGAGTAACGCTGACGCCCGATACCGCGTCAGACCAAAATCCTGTCGCGCTTGCGGAGGCAGATAACGGAGCTGCTGCTCTGTAGCGGGCTGATTCAGCCAGGCCCGGGTCTTGTGCGCGGCATCTTCGCTTTCGTGGGTATTGAGAAAGTCATCGGCCTGGGCCAGACAGACCATGCGCTCACCAATGGCCAGACGCCGGGTGGGCAACGTTTTGCCGCCCCCTACCGCATGCCAGTGCCCGTCGAGATAGAACACCCCGGCCCAGGCGTTGAACCCCGTGGCCATGAGTGAGCCATCGTCACCAAAGAGATCGCACCAGAGAAAGGATGACTTGCTGAGAAGGTCGATCTCCGTCATGACGAAGGCGTCCAACGGCGGGGGATCGTCACTGATCACCTGGTCCCAGACAAAGCCACACAGGGGACATTCCCGCGTTCCGAGGGGCACGCTGCCCTCACACTGAGGACACTCCTTGTGAGGGGCTTCGCCCTGGAAGTCCCGTCCGTCCAACTGGACGGACTGCTCCAGCGTTCCATGCATCAGCGATGCCGTGCCAAAATCGAGGATCAGGCAATCGTCCTTGATCAGGCCAGGATGCTCTTCGGGATTCACGACCCGAAGGCCCCGACCGACCATCTGCACGAAGGTGGAGGCATGGGAGCTCGGGCGCAGCAGGATGACGCAGCTGGTTGGCGGGTGGTCGTAGCCTTCCGTCAGGACGGCGACATTGACCACCACCAAGGCGTTGCCTTGTTCGTACTCCTGCAACCGGGATTTACGTTCGCTGTCGGATAATTCGCCATGAATGAGCACGGCGCCGATGCCCTCGTTAACAAAGGCCTGGCAGACATCGGTGGCATGGGCCACCGTTGAACAAAAGACGATGGTCTGCCGACCCTCGGCCTTGTCCCGCCAGTGCCGGACCACGTCCTGGTTGATAGGAGCAGTGTTGAGAATGGCCGCCACAGCGGTCATGTCAAAATCGGACGCCGTTTGCCGGACCGACTGCAGCTCATGCTGCTTGCCAAGATCGATCACAAAGGTGCGCGGCCGCACCAGATGCCCCGAGGCGATCAACTCGCCCAGGGTGATCTGATCAGCCACATTGGAAAACACCGGTCGTAATTCGGCCCCATCGCCC